CATTTGGAGCACTTGGCTGAGCAACTACATCTACAGTGACAATTTCAAAGTCACTGACATGTCCATTAGCATCGTTTACATTACCTGATCCACGACTGCTAACACCTAATTTAACACCCGAAGTTAACATGGTCTTGACCAGTTCTCCCATGGGTGTTGGCAATATTTTTAATGTGCCGTAGCCGCACGGGCCTTCCATCCACATGCGTTCAATCATGTGACTCACACGATCCAAGTTGATTTTCAAATCATCTGGGTGATCTACTTCACCCAAGACTGAATGACCAGTCTTGATCTGTTCGTTGATGGTGTCAACTGCATTGGCAATTTCACTCACAGGATACACACGCTCGTTGGCATTTCTTACGCCGCCTTCAATGCAAATACCTTTGAGTTTCAAAGTTTTGCCACCGGAACCGTCCCCGGCTTCTTCGGTCAACAGTTCAATGTTGGCCTGGTTGAAGCTGAGGTGTTCTTTTAGATATCGAGCCATATGTTGCTGTTATCCTTTTGGAAAAGGAGTTCTGGTGTTGGTACCAGATGCCTGTGTCAAAGTTGGCCGTGGAGCTGTGTCCAACTTGGAGTTAGAGCCGCCTTTGCCTGGAACATTTCTGTATTTTCCAGCCTGTGGCATATCAGTTGTTTTTGGTGCAGAACGTCCTTGTGCAGTGTCGCCGGTCATTCGTACTGGACTGGCTGCCATGCCTCTGGCTCCTGAATTGAACGCAACTGGGCTTTTGGTGTTGGCACCGTCGTCACCGTACTTGGGAGCGGCTACCTTGTCCAACGTGATGTTTTCCATCATGGCTTCGTCATCTTGAAATGCCATAGTGTCATCTTGTGCCAAAGCATCGCCGGCTAACTCGTCGCCGTCTTGGCCTTCTAAATCACTGTCAATACCGTCGTTGCCACCTTCGCCGCCCATGATGGTTTCAAATTCGGCCATGAGTTCGTCCAACTTGTCTTCAAGATCAACCACACGGTCTTCAATGTCGCCGTCGCCGTTGTCCATTGCAAAATCGTCGTCGCCTTCGTCGTCAAATTCTTCTTCGCTTTCTTCGCTGTAGTCTTCTTCGCCGCCTTCGTCGTCAAATTCTTCTTCGCTTTCGTCGTCAAATTCTTCTTCGCCTTCCTGCATGCCTCTTTCTTCGGCTTCAACGTCGTTGATCAGTCTGTCGCTGGAATCACCGCCAAACGAATCCATTTCTTCGTCGTTCATGAGGTTTTCGTAGATTTCGCGTGACTTTTCTACCACGATATCGTGGAAAAGTTCTTTGGCTTTCGCCTCTTCATCGTTGATCACATACTCGATCAACTGTTCAAATTTCGATGTCATAATATCTCCTTAATTGATGGCTCGTATATTACTTACATCAATTGAGAAATATTAGTGCTTTTGCGGTGTAAAACTGGTAGTTTTATAGACTAAAGTGCGACTGTGGTGTTACAAAGAAGTTTTGTAATTCCAACCTTTAAATTGTGCTGTTTTACTTTTGATACGTTGTCTGACTGTCGGAATGCTTATATTATATTTTGTTGCTACATCGGTGACCAAAGAATACTCAATCCCATTTACTACAATTGGTTTAATTTTTTTTGTTGCAATAGTTTTATATATTTGTTTGTAGTTTGCATACCACTCTGCATTGGCAAATTTTTTTTCTCTTACTTTAATAATTTTTTTTCTAAACTCTGGATCAGAAATCTGCATTTCAATTTTTTTACTTTGTTTTTCTTTTTCTTCTGGCCTGTTTTTTACTTCTCGGATTTTATCAGACATTTGTTTAGCCCAAATTGGGTCTTTCCAGCGGTCTGAATTGTTTTTACTGATAAGTTTACTACGTTGTTCCTTTAATATTGCATAGGTTTTACTATTGATTTTTGAATAACGATTTTGTTGCCCTTTTTTCTTTTGATGACACATTGCCCAAAATGCGTAGGCCAATTCATCTGTTCCGTGGGCTTTCCATAGCATCCAATGTGCAATAAAATGCATTCTTGATGGTATTTTTATTAAGTTATCACTATCATTACTACCCCCTAACGATTTAGGAATAATGTGATGAGTTTCTTTATATCCTGAACTATGCTGAGTTTTAGCATATTCTATAAATTTATTGTATCGGTTGATGTATAGTTCTTGCATAATATTATTTATGCGATGTACGAAATATCGATTATAGGACTGGAGCAGCTGGAGCAGGTGCGTACTGCTGTTTTACTAATTTAAGTTTTTCTCGATATTCCACAGACCTTATATCATTCATCTGTCGTAGTTTGTTTAACTGACGCAGAGTCAAGCGGGTCTTGCGCAGATCGCCCACAGTGGGCTGGCTGTTGTCTTGGCCAAGATCCTGATAGCCAGGAGCGGTTCGGTTGTAGATTTCGTTTAAGAACATGATGTATTTATAACGGAGGCACCCCGCCAGCGGCTCCACCTGCAGGAGGAACACCAGCACCCGGCGGTTGTCCAGTCATGCCTGGTGCAACACCGGGTTGTCCCAGTCCGGGCATGATTTCAGCACCGGCCAAATCTTGGCCGGTTGTGATATCGCTTTCCATGCCAGCTGGAGTAATACCAATCGATCGCAGATCTTGTCCTTGTGTGGTTTTGACTTCAGGTTCGTCACGTTCTTCTCTCCAGGCAATTTCGTTCTCCAAGATCTCTTCTTCAGTCAAGCCCAAGAAACGTTTCATCATGAAACGTTTGCTCATGTAGGGCAACTGTTCCAGCTGTGAAAAAGCACTAATTCTGCTGGTGTCCATTTCAGCCTGGCGATAGGTCGCAAAGTTTTGTGGTTCGCAGAAAGAAATGCTGAACAGACCCGAATCAATGTTGAAGCCTCTCCAGTGCAGGAACATTTTGAATTCGTCGTCCAGCTTTTGCATGATCAGGTTCTGCAGGCGCTTGCAATACTGGTTGAAACGATATTCTTGTATCAAGGCTGTGCCCACCTTGCCATCTGTGAACGCACGATCTGAATCGTCCGGGCCAGTGGGCAAGTAACTTGACGGCACACGCAGGCCGCGGGCCATTTTGTTGTTGAAATATTTTAAATCGTCAATTTCGCCCAGATTTGTACCGCCCGGCAAGGTATCTACTGTGCTGCCTTTGCCTTCTGAATTTTGTGGGAAAAAGTAATCTTCGTTGGTGCTGAGCGGATTGTAGCTGGCATCCATCATGTTGGCGCCGCCACCGGTATTGGTGGGAATTCTGCGTTGATGCATTTCGTTTTTGACTCGTTCCACAAACTGCATGGCCAAGTGACTGGGCATGCCGCCCACATCAATCTTGAATACTCTGCGTTCAGGAGCACGACTCACACGATAGATCAGCACCGCATCTTCCAGGAGTTCTTTTTGCTTGTAGACCTTGAATATGTTTTCCAAGATACTCTGTCCAAACGGCCAAAAGAAATCCAGGCCTTCGTTTAGACTCATGTGCACCACGTGACGACTGTCCAGGCAAGTTTCGTTCATGGCCTGCTGAAATCTACTGTTGCCAGAACCGCCACCGGCACCGCCGTAGCCACCACCGTTGGGTGCTGTGTAGTTGTTTTGTCCAGCTGATCCTGTGGCACGACTCACATAGTAATCGCTGGTGGTTTTTTGAGCTATGCTCATGTTTTGAAAATTGGGATTGATATCACGTATGATATACTGTTCAGGTCGCTTGCCTTCGCTTTCGTTCACAATCACACGGGACACCTTGACCATATCTACCCAGTACAGTTCAAAAGTTTCTGGGTCACGCACAAACACCTGATCTCCATACTTGATCACGTTGCGAAACAGCTTGAACATGCGCTGATCAAACTTGTTTAGTTTGGTCCACTGTTGCAGTTGTTTTTTGATAATTTCAACTTCGTGATCGGTGGGTTTGTCGGTGAAAGTTATGTCAAACGGTGTTTTGTTGTCTTGATTGATCTGTGTGCTGAATTCAGCAATAATGTCCAGGCAAGCATTGACTTCACTGTCGCAGTCCATGTTTTCGTACTGGTTGTATCGCTCAACACGATTGGGATGTCCTGAGTATACTTCAGGCAATCTGCTGGCATAATTGCGATAGGCAAAGTCGTTGCTGGTTGACGAAGCGTTGTAGTCTTCACCGTTTTGCTTGCCGTAGCCAGGCAAGCCAAACTGATTTGATCCTGAGATTGGACTCATTTGTCCGCCGGTGTTGGCCACTCGAAAGTACTTTTTCCATCCGCGGCCTTGACCGCTGTTGTTGTTTTCTGCCATAGTCAATTATTTATGGAATTACTGACTCTGCTGTAATATCTTTTGACTGATATTGACTTGATTTTGCATAACCTGAATCAGTCGATCCAGTTTGTCAATTTGTACCACTGTTAGATCTCGATTGCTGTCGGTCTGCATGGCATTCAACAATTGATCTAATTTTGTAACCTGTTGTGCTATTGCATTTTGAACTGTACCGTTGGCCTGCGGATCTTGTTGGTTCTCAGGAATAATTTTGAGTGTTTCGGTGCCGTGCATGATCACGTTGGGCCTGTACCCGCTGGTGGGCCCTGACAGTACACCTTCGTATCCATTGGCTCCTTTAATTTTTGGTTCCTTTAAGAATGGTATTCGTTGTTGCGATTCACGTATGTTGTCTAAGGTTGCCGTAGATTCAGGTGACATAGTGGCACCAGTAGTTGAAGGAGGACTGGCCGTTGCAGATTGACTTGGTGTTGTATTTTTTTGTGCGCTGGCATGAATATTTGCTAACTTACTGCCGTAATTTGGAGCAGTCGCGTAGCCGGTTTTGGCCTGAGCTGCAATGGCTTCTTCTGCTGTTTTTGCCGCAAGAACAGTTTGATATCGTGTATTTTCTTGCAAGAATTTGAGATAATCGGCTACTGACTCCTGCATATTTTTGTACTTGCGGAATTTATCTTTAATGGTGACCATTTTACCATTGATAAATTCTTGGGTAACTTGACTGCCGGTTCCTTCCTCGCCGGGTCTTGCTTTTATTCCAAAGTAGTTGTTACCTCCGGCCAAGGATTTGCCATAGCCGGTTTCCAGTGCCGACTGGCTTGCTCCCAACCCGGCAATGGCTTCGGGATTCGCAATTTTTTGTTTTTTTGCTTCCTCAAGCAACGTGCTATACATCTTGTCATAAAATTCTTGTTGGGTACCGGCGAATTTTTCTCCCTTGCCGCTGGACTTTTCTTCTTTTTTAGACCCCAAACCCAACATGTCAAGGGCTTTGTCCCAAAAACTTTTTGATTCCTCGGCTGCCAGTTCTGTAACTCCAGCCAAAGCAGCCATGGCTTTGGTAGCTGGCAGTACTCCGTCCTGGATCATGGCTTGGAAGGCTTTACGTGCATTCATTTGACTTTGTCTTAGATCCACTGATGCATCAGTCAACTCTGAGTTGACCTCAATGTCTTTAGCTGCTGCCTCTGCTGCCTCTTCAAAGTTTTTTCCAAGCAGACGACCATAAACATTAATATTGCCAAAAGTTTTACCGGCTATTCCAAGTTCTCCAAAGCTCAACATATTGGGCATGTTTTTTTTAATTGCGCCAGCAAACTGATTCATGTATTGTGCAGAGTTTATCTGTCCCTTTTTTAATGCTTCGTTGGCCCGCATGTTTTGTCCGCCGGTGGCCATAAATGCCTGATTTGCTTCGTCGCTCATGCCTATAAAGCCGCTGATTGAATCTCTAAATCCCCGAGCAAGTTTACCAGAAGGATCCTGTGATTTTAATATGCTGTTTACCTGATACATTTGATTCTGTATTTCCTCGGGCATTTTTTGAAGAGTAGCATAGAACTGTTCGGTTGAGTTGGCTTCCTCGCGTTGCGCTTCCATTTCTTCCCGAGTTTGTCCTGTTAAGCGTGTTAGTCCTTCCATCTCTTTAAGATAAGCTTCTGCTCCTTGAGTGAGTTCTGCCTGGGTTTTGCCCTGTTGCTGACCAAGATTGGTCAACTGCTTTATGTAGCCGGCTATGGCGCGATTCTGATTGTCACTGCTGACCCCCATTTTCTCAAAATACTTTTGCAGGCCTGTTTTTTGAAATTCGTTGGCAGTGTTGGCCATGGCTTCGGTACCCTGTGCCACTGTTCCGCCAAATTGAGCCAGAGTCTGGGAGTTTTCTCTTAGCAAGGCAGTCATTTTATCCAGCTCGCCTATGCCATAGCTGAATTTTTGCATGGTTACAAATACATCGTCCATGCCGCGAGCAGTGCCTTGACCAAATCTGGTCAGATCTTGGTAACTTTTGAACAGGGCGTCGCCCTGTTTGTTGGCTTCGGCTGCGAAAGCCGCTGCGGCTTTTGATGACAGGCCCAGCACTTTTCCAAATATGCCAAATCTGGATGCAAGAACGGATACGATCGTGGAAGCACCCTTCAGCCCGTCGTTGAATACTGATGCACCTTGTACTCCATCTTTAGTTTGTTCAGCCAGTGTTCCAATTGATTTGCCAAGTCCGTTTAAACTGGCTTTTAGATTTTCTGTGTAAGTTTTAACCCCAGCACCGGCGTTTTTCATCTGCTGGGTCATTTCGGCTGTGATAGGAGTGCCGTCTTTTATGGCTCTATTGAATGCGCCAACTATTTCATTGATTTCTTCGGGGGTGTATGTATCAGCCATAATTATATTTACCAAGGAAAAAAACATGAACTCAAACAACCCACTGCAACAATACTTTAGACAACCAGCAATCTATATCAAATTGCCCAGTCTGGGCAATTTTTATCCGCCAGGGTCATTGAATCCCAGCGTCACCGGCGAATACCCGGTTTATCCCATGACTGCCATTGACGAAATCACCTATCGCACGCCTGATGCCATGTTCAACGGACAGGCCACGGTCAGCGTGATACAAAGCTGTGTGCCTGATATTGTAGATGCCTGGCAAATACCAACCATGGATCTGGACACAATTCTTGTGGCCATACGCATAGCCAGCTACGGTCATGAAATGGAATTTGGGTCAATGTGTCCGGCCTGCCGGGCCACAGCAGATCGTAGTTTGGATCTTAGATTGGCCATGGCCCAACTGACTGCTGCTGATTACAGCAACAGTATAAAATACGGAGACATGGAGATTTTTTTCCGTCCCATGAACTATAAAAATCTCACTGACAACAGCAAGATGCAGTACGAAAATCAAAAAATTGTACAAATGATGCCGGACCTGGACATGATTGATGAACAAAAAGTCACCATGGTCAGCGATGCTTTGAAAAAAATAACCGAAGTCACTGTAAAGGCCTTGTCATGCAGTATCACTGTGGTCAAGACTCCCTCAGCCATGGTCACTGAACCCAAATTCTTGGAAGAAATGCTGTTGAACTGTGATCGCAAATTGTTCAATCAAATCAGAGATCATGTGGTTCAATCAAAATCAGTATCCGAGCTACAGCCGTTGCATCTTGAGTGTGACGAATGCAGTCACAAATACACTCAACAGTTGACCATGGACATGTCAGGTTTTTTCGCTCCCGCCTCCTGATCTCGGATTCTGATCAAATTGGTAAGATTGTTGATCAAATGGATCAGGAGTGTAACGAAATCAGACAAGAGGCATTGCAGTTGAGTTGGTACATGCGAGGTGGTCTCAGCTATGAACATGCCTTGCAACTCAGTGTTGCTGAGCGCCAGCTGATCAACAAACTGATCAAGACCAATTTGGAAACCACCAAAAAATCAGGCTTGCCTTTCTTTTGACCAGACTGGTCAAGTTTTAAAACAGGCCAACAGGAGGAATACGACGTCGAGACATTTTTTTGTTCAGCTCTTGGGCATAAGCTTCTGGGTCATTTTTCTTTAGATCAGCCAGTCGTTTTTTCTCTGCATCTATCTGAGCAAATACCTGATCGTCAAGATCACCCAAGTCGTCAGGAGTTTCACGCACAATCTGGGCTGATTCAATCAGATCCATCATTTCTCTTAGTGTTTTCATGGTTCAGTATTTATAGGATATATCAAGATCTCTAACGAGATCTGTTTCTTTCGCTTGCGCTCAGAAACTGTTTCTTTAGACACATTATCTAGATTACGCGGTCACAATTCACCGTATGCACGGTGAGTATGATACTGCACACATTATCTGAGTGTAGCTGTCATCGATTCTAATGAGATTGTGTTTCCACGCGGAGGCGGTTGACCGGTACCCCCTACTCAAGCTTCACATATCAACGGAACCCAAGTGACCCGATAATCGATCCAAGTCCTACGAGCAGGGGTTGTATCTTTTTCACATTGCCCCAATCCTTTGTTGCCTTAAGTTAGCATTTGCCTTTGACACCCGAGTGAACCTGAGTCCATTCAATCCGGACTGGGTATTGCACCAGTCCTCAACGGGGATCGAGCTGCCTCGATCAAACACGGTCGTTTAGTTGCCTGTTTTGATTTAAAGTTTGTTTTTTATGTGACTACCGTGTATGCGGCACACAATTTGTCCGTTGTAGTAGTCGTCTGATTCAAGTACGCGATGATTAAATTGTTCTCTTGCTTCTATGTAACTGCATTCTGCTCGTGATCGACAATAGAATAATATGTGTCTTGTGAAGTTGTCTGCGCCCAGCGCCTTGATGTCTTGATTGAGTTGATCGTTGCTTCCATAGTATAGCTGCCAGTCTGAGTCTATTTTTGATTTGATTTTTTTACGTCGTTTGGTGCCGTTTTTTAATTTCACTACCCGATAGGTTGTCCTGCTAAATTTTGCTAATTTTTTTCCAATATACTTTCTGCCAGTGGTGTTGTTGGTGATCATATAAACAAAGCCAACACAGTCTTCGGGCAGTGATTCAATTTTGTTGTTTTCGTAAAGCCATACCATGGACTTGTAGTTATCATCTCACCTGCCTGCCTGAAAATTTTCATGCATGTTCCACATCCGTGCTGTAACTGGTGTAGCCGTTTTCTTTGACCACACGCAGGATATTTTCCACTCGCCCAGCCAGTTCATCTCGGTGACTGACCAACCAGATACTCTTGTGTCGTTCACGACTCATTT